ATGATATAGTTACTAAATGGTATGGGTGGAATACATGGGCTTATGGTACGGCAACTTTAGATAAAAATACATGGTATGAGTTTGAATATAGAATTCAAAATTTTGGTGGTGTAGGTGCTGCAAATTTTCAATATAAAATACCAAGTAGTAATACATACAATCAACTTAGTCCTAATCATCCATTTGCAGAATGGACTTCTACAGATCCTAACGCAGTACCTATCACGGCAAGTGGTTATATTAAAGGTGCAGAAGAACAAGGTATTGCAGGACAAACAGTTTATCTAAAGACACAGAATAAAAATCAAGTTGGTTTTTCATATACAACTCAAGTAACAACAACAACAGATTCAAATGGGTATTATTCTTTTAATACCACATTAAACTACAACGATTACGATTTTACAATAGATATTAATCCATCATTAGGAACACTCACAACCTCAGACATTAATTGGTTTCAAGATAGGTTATTATCTGACACATTCAGTTCAAAGGATTATTGGAGAATGGATGTGAATAATACAGGTTCGTTCTCTGTATCTGACATTTATCTAATGCACCAAAGAAGGTTGGGTAACATAACCAGTTTTATTGGTGGAGGACAAGAAATATGGAACACAAATTCATGGCAAAACCCGACCATTTGGCCGGCAGTTGCTGCGGATTCAGACGATAAAACGATATACGTTGGTTACGGATCATGGTCTCTATTTGATTTAGCCAATGGAAATCAGACAACATTCTATTTATTAAGAGTAGGACATAAAAATTAAAAAAGTAAAAAAAAAACGATGAAACTTAAAAACATTTTTCTAACACTATCTTTGCTAATTGGTACGATGACTGTCTTCGGGCAGACGACTTCACCTGATGCAACTAAACCTTACATTATCTTTGATTCAACTTATAATTTAGAATCTACATCATCAAGTTCAAACACAACATTTGACATTTATTACGATAATACGTCGGGTAATGATGTTAAAGGTATTCAATTCTCTTTCAACTATGATAAAGATGTATTTGATGAACCAACTTTAACGTATAACAACACATCAGGACCTATTGGATATTTATCCTATGATGTTGATTCAACAAACGGGGTTGTAAAAGTAGTATGGGTTTATGACGGAGCAACCACCACCTTCAATATGACTGCTGGTAATATGTTCACAGTAGATATCCCTTTTCTATCAAATTACACAAACGCATCAGTAAATGATGTAGATTTCACTACTGATCTTACCGCTTATTATGTAAAAACCGATGGAACTGATGGTATATTAGGTACCTCAGATAATGGTGGTAACTTTATAGAACCTGCATTTGATTATGTTGCAACTATCTTAAATAGTGGAACAAACCCAGCTGAATCTATTTCTGTAATTTTACAAAAATCATCGGATGGTTCTTCTTGGACAGATGTCGATACACAAACTACTGGATCAGATGGGAAGGCAACATTCTCAGAAAATTTAGACCAAGATTATTGGCAGATCAGACTTAAGATTGCAAGTGGATTAGATGCAAGTACAGCACTATCAACTGCAGATGCTAATATGATCGCACAAATTGCTGCGGGAGTACAAACAACGTCAGGTATACAATTTTATACGGGTAATCCAAATCAAACAAATGGTGTAACAGCATCAGATTCGTATATGGTATTCGCAAGGTTAGCTCAAGGTTTAAGTGCATATACAAATAATCCAGATGTATTATTCTTTACTGAAGCACAATATAATACTATTAATGGTTCAAGTTCAGACCAATCAAGTTCTATTCCAGGTCTAACGGAATTTTTATCTCCATTAATTAATAGCACAACTACGGGTAACTTCTATATGTTAATATTAGGAGACGCCAACGGAACGGGTTTAAATTAATATGAGGATATTACTACTAACTTTAGTATTAGTATTCACAACAAGTGTACAGTCTCAGGTCGTATTTAACGTACCTGAGATCGATGTACCCGTAAGTGATTATATTAACCTACCTGTAGAAATTGAAACTGCGGGTGAGATTGTTGGTAGTCTTGAATTCGCATTGAACTACGACCCAAACTATTTAGAGTTTGTGTCAATTACCATAACACCTAAAGCACAAGAGTGGTTAACATATACCATGGATTGGGAAGGTGAAACCGTTAGATGGGGAGGTTATGATGCTTCCTTTGGTAATTTTACTATAAGTAATACGACAGAATTATTTACGGTGAGGTTTAGGGTTACTAATCAAGCTTGGGATACAATTCCAATTACGATAGGTAGAAAAACTGCCGGTACAGAATTAGGGTGGGATGTTGAGGTTGAAAATACTGATGGGTATGTAAATAAACGATCGATGCCTTTTAATACCTCACCAACTGACGGTATTTATGGGATTGTTTATCCTGTACCAACAAAAGGTCCGATTACATTTGACCTAACAGTACCAGATAATGGGTATTATATGATTAGAGTATTGAATTATGGTGGATCAGAATTTCTAAAACAAAGAAAGAAGTTCTTTGCTGGGTGGGTACAATTTCAAATGGATTTATCCTCATTACCACAAGGGGTTTACCTCTTACATATTACTAATGGACAATTTGTCAAAACATTTAAAACAATAAAACAATGAGTAAGAATAAAGGATTTTTTTCGGAAATTAAAAACCAAATAAAAACGGGTATCGGTTTAGTAATAACAGCGGGATTCGGATTATTAATAGCAAATATGCAATCTATATTTGAACCTAAAGAAGATGTTGTAGAACAACCACCAATGATAGAACAAACAATTAGTATTCCACCATCAATTAAAGATACGTTGGTAATAACTAAGACTATAAAAATAGAACCAGTTAAACCTAAAAAAGAAGAGGGAGAAATAACATGGTAAGAGTTTTATTAATTATATCGATTTTACTAAGTTTTACCGCTAATGCCCAATTAGGTAAAACGGAGACAGAAAACTATAAAGGTAAGTTTGAACAAGATGCCGATATCGATGAGGTATCAGATTATATGTTGGATTATCAATTACCTATTCAAGTATTAAACATTGGATTCACACCAGAACTATATGAATTCTATCCTGAACTAAGGGAGAATAGAGTGGGATTGGGTGTGAGTAATATTACATTATCTTATTTAGAATGGACCGATAGATTTTTATTTACAGAGGATAAAGAAGACATTAAACAGAGGATGGTTAAACAACATAAGGCATCGGCAAAAGGTATATCATCAAATGATATTAAGGTTGTTGGTAATGTTGTATTAGCAGAATATTTTGTTTACGTCGAAATATACGATTATTCGGTATCTGAAGAAGAGGAAGTCACAATTGACGGGGTGAAAACCGTACTAAAAACCATTATTGGAATGCAAGTAAGATTTGTTAATGCTGAGACTGGTGTTATTTTTACTGGAAGTGGAAGTGGTGATGCAATAACAATTAAAAGAACTAAAATTGGTTCTGTGAATAATGTTAAGTTTAACAAATCAACAATCGGTATTGCAACTAAAAAGGCGTTAGAATCTGGAACGGCCCGTATTGTAAAAAGAATGATTAAACGTGGGATATTTGAAGAATAAAATAGTAACTGTACTTTTATTTTTATTACCATTGGTCAGTTATGGTCAGTGGTCTTATACGTTTACAGATCCTTGTACTTTAAATCAACAGACAATTCAAATGGGTTCAAGTGATGAGATCGTTTTGAATTATTTTGGTAATGTTCAGACATTTACACAACCAGACTTCACTAACGGTACTTTTGATTCATGGATGAGTTTGGTTACTCAGTCTAACTCTTCAAATCCATGTCAAAGTGTTACTCAAATCATTACAAATAATACAAATGCAATAATAGTTCAAAATACTATTACGGTAATCACAAATATAATGAGTGTTTTAGGTGGTGATATGTTACCACAGGCACTCTCCTCATCAGGAGTTCCCGTGGCGGAAGCTATCGATAACGCATCTAAAAGTAAAAAGAAAAAGAAAAAAAAGGAAACCAAATCCGATAACCCCAATAATAGTTCCGATAACGAAAATGGGAGTGAAGATAATAGTAGTTCTGAACAGTCCAACGGGGAGAGTTCAAATGAAACCAACGGTAGTCAAGGTAGTACCAACGAAAGTGGTACATCAACAGAAGGTACCACAACAAAAACAGAGGATGAATCAAAAGAAGGTGGATTGGGTATGTCCTTAGCTAATTCTATTTCAAATGCAGTTGATGGTGGAGAATCGGATAATAAAAACAGAGGTTCATTAATTGCATCAGGTGATATTGTGGTTATTGATAATCAAGATAACTCAAATGGTCGTCAAGTAAAGGTAGTAGGTTCTATTACAAGTGCGAACACAAAAAAGAATAGGGTTCAAGGTGCATTATTTACATATACAACTGTAACTAACGATTTTAGTTTGACGTTTTATAAATCATGGATTAACCCAAATAGAACATTTAACTTAGTAGGTGCAAATACTACATTAACTAATTTTAATCAAAATCATTTAAACACAACCACTGTTTTAGAATCATTTAAGTTCGGTAAGAAGAAATTTACAGGAATGATTGGTACTAACTTTACAATAGGTAAGTTAGGTAAACGAGAACTACAAAATCTATCTGCGGTTAGTGGTGTCCATAGAAACTTTAGAGTAAGTCCAAGGATTACAACATCTGCACTAATATTAGGAGTCTACTCTCCATTCACACAATACTATGAAGGTCAATGGTGGGATCCAGGTCTATTGATTGTACCATTTAGTTCTTGGGATATTCAAATTACAAAAACATTTAAATATAACATTAGTTTTACTGGTGTTTGGCAATCGGGCGGAAACGCATTAAACTATCAAATACTGACTGGTGGTAAAATCAGATTCTAATTATGAAAAATCTATTAATATTTTTATTATTCCCAACTCTCCTATTTTCGCAGGTTGACTGTTATTCAATTAAATCGGTAACCACTGAAATTGAAATGGAGGAAATAAGTAAAAGAAGAATCACGTTTGGTATCAAACAAATGATGGAGGATATTATCTCAGATAAGTACGATTTATGTATGAATGGTAAACCCGTTAATGTTGTCGTTCAATCAATAGAGTCTCCACAAACAGGAATTCAAATCGGTCCGTGGACAAAGGTGAGTAAAAAAACAATAGTTACTTTATTAATCTATATGGATGGGAAAGTAATTGAAGTGGAGGGGAAGTCTAAATCTACAGTGAAGTCCACGTTCATAGATTTACAAAACGATGATATACCTTTCAGTAAAACAACGTTTTCATCTGCAATTAAAAAGGCCATTGAAAAGGGGTTATAAAAAAACCCCAACAAGGTTTGCTGGGGTTTTTGGTCTACAGTGGTTTCAACACCACCGATATTAACGTGAAAAACGAAAAGGTGTATCGGCAAAGATAACCTTAGATGTATAAATATATATAAAAACTGAAAAAGTCAAGTTTTTAACTAAATAAGAGGGGTATTTTTTAGAATTTCTAAATTTTCCTCCTTTATTTTTAATATAATTTTCGTTTCCTTAATAATATCACCTGTTAAAATATTATCACTGATAAAATCTTCACATAGATTTTGGATAATTCTTTTTATAGGTCTTGCACCATACTCTTCTTCAGAATTACGTTTTATAACCTCATCAATAACTGTTTTATGGAAAGTAATTTGATAATCATTTTCTAAAAGTCTACTACTCAATCCATTCAGTTCAATCTGAACTATTTTTTTCAATGATTTGTTATCTAATTTATCAAAAACAATCACATCATCTATTCTATTAAGAAATTCAGGGGTAAATTGATTCTTTAGTGATTTTCTTATGATAGAATCTTTTATCTTTTCATTATTACTCTCATCACTGAATCCAATTCCACCACCAAATTCTGAAACTTTCTTTGCACCTATATTAGAAGTCATAATGATTAATGTATTGGTGAAATTAATTTTTCTACCAAATGAATCAGTTAAATGACCTTCATCTAATATTTGTAGTAGTAAGTTAAAGACATCTTTATGACCTTTCTCTATTTCATCAAATAAAACAACCGAAAATGGGTTATTTTTAATTTTTTCGGTAAGTTGTCCACCTTCATCAAAACCAACATAACCAGGAGGTGAACCGATAAGTTTAGAGACGTTGTGTTTCTCCATAAACTCACTCATGTCCACCCTTACAATTTTATCAGGATCACCAAATAATGTCTTTGCTAATGTTTTTGCCAAATGAGTTTTACCAACACCTGTTGACCCTAAAAACATAAATGACCCAATTGGTTTATTTGCACCTCTCACACCAACACGGTTTCGTCTAATTGATTTAGAGATTATTTCAACCGCGTTATCTTGACCTATAACATTTTTTGATATTGTTTTTTCTAATGACAGAAGATTTTTAGTTTCTTTTGTATCAAGTTTGGTTATCGGTACACCAGTCATTTCAGTTATGATATTATACACATCATCAACAATAACAGGTCTCTTATTCAATTTTTGTTCTACACTCCACTTCTTCTTTTCCGATTCTAATTTCTTAATAATCTTTTTTTCATTATCCCTAAGTTCTGCTGCCTTTTCATAATCCTGATTTCGAACCATTTCTTGTTTGTCTAACTTTATTTGGTCAGATTGGTTTCTAAGTTTTTCAATGATTGTGGGAACTTTAACATTAATCTTTTTCTCAGAACCTAATTCGTCAAGTATATCAATTGCCTTATCGGGAAACTGTTTATCGGTAACATACCTTTTAGATAAATTAACAATAGTTTCCACAACATTATCTTGGTATTCAACCATATGATAATCTTCATAGGATTCTTTTAAATTTTTTAAGATATCAATTGTTTCTTCGGTAGTAGGTTCAGTTAAGATTATTTTTTGGAATCGTCTAACCAACGCACTGTCTTTTTCAATGTTCTTTTTGTATTCATCAAAGGTAGTTGCACCAATACATTGAATTTCACCTCTTGCCAATGCGGGTTTAAGTATGTTCGCAGCATCCATTGATCCTGATGCGTTTCCCGCTCCAACCATAGTATGAATCTCATCTATGAATACAATTACATTTGGTGCATCTTGTAACTCATTTAAGATTGCCTTAATCCTTTCTTCAAATTGACCACGGTATTTTGTTCCCGCCACTAAAGATGTTAAATCGAGGGACATTATACGTTTATCCAAAAGGTTAGTTGGACATGAACCATCACTAATCATAATTGCAAGTTTTTCAACTAACGCAGACTTACCAACACCAGCATCACCAACAATAATCGTATTGTTCTTCTTTTTTCTTGAAAGTATTTGAGCAATACGTTTTACTTCCTTATCTCGACCAATTATTGGATCAATTAACCCTTGTTCTGCAAGTTTAATTAAATCTCTTGAGAAATTATCTAAGATTGGTGTCGTACTTCCTTTCTTTCCTTTACGTTGTTGTTGAGGCGTTCCCTCTTCAAAAAATTCTACAGACATATATTATAAGGTTTTACATAAAGATAACAAAAATCGTAGAAAAAGTCAAATATATTTTAAAAAGACATAAAGTCATGTATTTTTTATGATATAACGACAAAATGTCTTATATAACAGGTTGGTATTCATATTGTAATAGGTTTATTGATAATAAAATAAAAAAAAGTAAATTTATGTTAGTATTTAAAAATGAACCATTCTTTAAGATGGTAGATTCTCTCTTTGACATCGCGGAGGAGAATGAAACACACGGTCAAGTTATTTGGAATCAATCTTATGATGATAAACAACATTTAGTTGAGTTTATAGTACCTGGTTTAAGTAAATCAGATATTACTGTGGTTGTGGAGGAAAATCAATTAAAAATTTCACACGAAAAAAAGGAGGAAACGTCAAAGTATGTTAATTCTTTCGGAAGAGTTTTTGATTTACCTGAGAACGTAGATGATAAGAAAATAACCGCTAAGGTTGAGGATGGTATTTTACGAGTATTCATACCGAAAACCAAAAAAAAGAAGTCACAAAGAACAATTTCAGTTAATTAAGATAACCCCCGTAAGGGGGTTTATCATTTCTTAGATATTTATAATATACATCAGACTGACTTGATTAAATCGTGATAAATTGTTATATTAATTTAAAATACAAACATTATGGCAATATTATCAGAAACAATCAACGGAAAAGATATTTTAATCGAGATCGATTCATCTAATCTCAAGTCTGCATCTTACAATACGGAAGATGAAACATTATCCGTCACTTTTAAGAGTGGTGGTAGTTATGAGTATTATAAAGTCCCGTGGAAAGCGTTCACTAAACTGAGACTCGCAGAATCACAGGGTAAGTTTTTCAATTTAAATATTGCAAAAACTTATGAGTTTAAGAAATTATAATGAAAAACATTCAGTTAGTTGATGAGTTAATCGAAGAGATTGGTAACAATCAAGAAATAGTTAAATCGTTTGAAATAAGAAATGCACTATCTACCGACATATTCGGTGAAAAAGATGGTGAATTTTTTATGCTTGATGAAATTAGAGAAAGGTTAATGGTCGTCACAGAAGAATTTATGAATTTTATTGATATTGAGTTCTTCATTCATGATATTATTTTGACAGGATCATTAGCTAACTACAATTGGTCTAAATTTTCAGATGTCGATTTACACATTCTTATTGATTATAACGAAACAGAATACAACCTCGACTTACTAAAAAACTTTTTTGACAGTAAAAGAAGTTTATGGAATAAACAACATGAAATATTAATAAAAGGGTTTGATTGTGAGATATATGTTCAAGACGTTAATGAAAAACATTTAGCATCGGGTATCTATTCCGTATTAAACAATAAGTGGGAAGTTACACCTGAACGTACCATTCAATCAATCGATAAAGACCTTATTATTAAAAAGTCAGAGGTATTTGAAGATTTAATTGATAATATTAAATCGTCTTTTGAGAATGGTGGTGATGTTTCAGAAGACATTTCTAAGGTTAAAAAGAAATTAAAATCATTTAGACAGTGTGGTTTGGATAAGGGTGGTGAATACTCGTATGAGAATTTGGCCTTCAAACTTTTAAGAAGAAATGGTTACATAGGTGAGTTGTTGGGGATCCAAACTAAACTAACTGATAAGAAATTATCCATAGAACAATAGAAAACTAAATATTTTTCCTGTTATTGTTGTATTTATAGTAAAAGAATAAGTTAAAATCAAATATATTAATATGTCAAAACTTAGACCATTGGGTAGTGAGAAGTTACCTGTAGATGAAAAATTAAAAAGGATTATGGAAATTGCCAACTATGGTAGAACTCCTAAATCCACAATTAACGAGAATAGTACAAAGAAAAATGTAGAATTCATTATGGAATCTACTAACGGAACTTATGGTATTGTTCGCGAAGGATCTTCGTACTATGTACAAAAAGGTATTAACGAATCTTCCCTTGATTATATCGGTGGAATGTTTATGAAGGACAAAAATAAATTTTCGTCTTATTCGTCAGCATTAAAAAGATTAGAACTTATAAGTGGTCAAGAAACACTTAGTGAGGCCAAAAAGTACGTACTAAAATCTAAAGGTGGAGAATCATCTACACCTGTTGAAGATATTCCCGCAGAACCAGTTGCTGCTGAACCAGAGTTAGATGCACCTATCGATGATGCACCTATTGAGGGTCCTGAAATGGAACCTGTTGATGGTGAAGAACCAATTGAAGATTTACCATCTGATGATTTAGAAGGTGATGAAGAAGAGGGTAAGAAGTCTGACTATATGGATGATGTACAAAAATTCTCAGGTAAATTAGGTCAAGCATTAAGAGATGTTAAATCAAAGATGGAGAGTGATGACATTAAATACGTTATTAATATGATTCTTTCAGCTGTTGATTTAGATGCGTTAGACGAAGAAGATAGAGAAGACATAGCTGAAAAATTTGAATCAAAAGAAGATGAAGATTTTGTTGATGGTTTTGATGAAGAGGGAGAACCAATTGATGGTGAATCAGATGACGAAGTAGAAGATGAGGTAGAAGATGAAGATATCTCTACCGATACTGATCTTGATGAAGTTATGGATAAACTTGAAAGTTTTATTGATACGGACTCAATTGTTGACGAAGATGAGATTGGAGAGGGTGATGACATTGACATTACTAAATTCAATGATCTTGGAATGGCGGAAACGGTTTCAGAAGAAGATGAAGAGTTTGAACTTGACTTAGAAGAACTTAAAGGTGAGATTAATAAACATGTTGATGACACTTTAAGTAAATACTTTAAGTAAAAAATGAGGTTAATCTATGTTAATGAAATTGGGTCAGATTATAAAGGTCAGAAACAATACGAATTTATATTCAGTAGTCAAAAAGAATTTGATATAGAAGAGTGGTACCATGTACCCGCATCAACATACCCCGAATCACTTTCACCCGATTTAGAATACGTAGATTTTGTTGGGGTGTTGAAGAACACCGATATTAATCTCGACCTTATACAAAAATCCGATTATTTTGGTATTATAGATGCCGTAGATGGGGTTGTTGCATTAGGATGGGAAAAATTTGATTATGAAGGTGAGTTTGAACGTCTTACATTTTCTTTTGGTGAGAAATACGAAAAGGTAACCGAAAAGTTAGATGGTCGAGGATATAAACTTATAAACGAAGATTTAAAATTTAAAATGGGAATATGAAAAGACCAGAATTAGTAAAAAAACTTATGAATGAAGGTTTAAGTGGAAAACTACTTTCAAATCTAACGGATAAACAACTAAAGGACTTATCTGAGAGAGTTTTATCTGAAGAAACACTCAACATACCTAAAGATGATAACTCGTCAATAGAACAAGCCAAAAAAAGTGGTGATAAATTTATTACGTATGAAGAAGAGAGTGAAGAATCTTCTACAATTAACTTAGATGAATTAGTTAAGAAAATCGCACTATCTGGTAAATATTCTGAGATTGTTGATGAAATGACACCTGATGATTATAGTGATGAGTTTGAATTCGGAGACAACTTTATATCTAATTTATTAGATGAGTATGTTGATCACAAACAGTATGATGAATTATATACTCTTTTTAAAGATGAATATGGTGATATCATATTAGATATGTATAGAAGTGGTAGTGATTCTAATATTCATGAATGGGTGGAAGGAATTGTAAAAGATAATTATCATACTGAAGTAACCACAAAGAAAGAGATGTACGAAATGATAGGTGCATTGTCTGATAGTGCAGATGCTTTAGGTGATGCTAACAGAATGTTTGATGTTGATGAACAATCAACTCAACCATCAGAACCTGATACTGACACCCCCGTAAGAGAAAAACCAACTACAAGACCAGGTAAACCAAAAAGAGAAAATCCATTTGAACCTAAACATAAACCAAAACCTAAAGCGGTGTTACCAAAACAACTTAGTTTTGCGTCGTTGGGTATTGAACTTAAACAAGCGGCAGAATGATCAATAAAAAATCACTTTTAGAAACAATCAAAAACATTAAAGAAATGCCGATGGATTATGGTGACAGTCCTGAAAGAATAGAACCAGGTCTTGAAGATAAACTCTCAACACAGGACACTCCTTTTAAGGATAACCCTGCGTTCCCACAAGACGAACCTGATGGGTTACCATCCAATTGGGAAGAATTAATAGCGTCTAAGAGATTTAAAGATGTTGTTGAAAAAGTAAAACGTTATACTGGTGTAGAGACTAATGTTACGGATCAAAGTACGTTCATGTCTCTTGTGGGTACTATGCAACAAATGTTAAGTAGTGTTTTAGAATTTGAATCAAACAACAAAGAATACTTAGAAACTTTAGCGGTTCAATTAGTTAAAAGAGAAATGGCAATACCTGAAGGATCATTACAATTTGATGCTAAGTTAGTTGGTGTCGGTGAAATTAGTTCAGATGGATTTCAACAACAAGGTCAAGAACCAAGTGAAGAGGAAGTAGAACAACAATTTGGTGTTGAGTCTGATGAGGCGGAAGACGACATAGAAGACTTTATCGATGCGTTTGAACAGTTTGATCAAGAAACAGCTAAGAGAAGATTTATAAATGCGCTAATACAGGGTTCTTCTAAAAAAGGACATTATATGTTTGAATTAGTTGCAACAGAATTAGAAGAGAAAGACCCTAACATACTAACACAATACGGAACATTAATGTCAGTAAACGACCTTATGTATTGGATATTACCTGACGGTGTGTTAGAACAAGGAATGCAAGGTGGTAGTTTTGCTGGTAAAGAAGAAGTAGATACCGAAACTGATCCACCAACGATTAAAGCAACTGCAGTATTCTTTCCTGCATTGATTCATGAACTAATTAAAGGTGTTATGGAAGTTATGGGAACTAAAGGGTTACCAGACGATCCTCGTGCAGCTGAAATGGTTATGAATTCAACAGACACATTACCATCAGAGATATGGGACTTAAGATTAGGTCCTATTATTTGGGAGAAATTTAGAGAATCATATCCTCAAAAAATAATGAGTGATGAATTAAAACATATTCAAAATTATTTATTCTCAAGATTCTCATCATTAGACAATGATGAATTTTTCAAAGTTTCAAGAGAAATACTAAAAGGAAGTACCTTAGGTAAAGAAATTATAAGTAACATGGTAGATCAGATTATTCAGGATTTACAGAGTGAAGATTACGAAGAGGACCAATATAATAGAGAATATGGAGACGATGATGATGATGATGGACTCGGAGGATTCTTAGGGTCATTAGGGATTACATTTTCTCCTGAAGACGATAATTAAATAACACAAATTATAAGAAAGTGGTCAATAGACCACTTTTTTTGTATTTATTGGATATGGATAAACAAAAACTCATACAGTTAAAAGAATATGCTAAGATCATGAAGGACACTCCTTATGCTCTTAAAACATATTTACAGACATTTGACAATACTCAAAAGAAGTATGTACCATTAGAGTTATTCCCCGATCAAATTGAACTTATACATGATTACGATAACTATAACGAAAATATTACTCGTAAGTATAGACAGGCGGGTGTATCTACGGTAACCGCAGCATGGTTATCTAAACGAATACAGACCGCAAAACCAACTAACCCAGAAAGGATTCTGATTATTGCCAACAAACGTGATACTGCGATTGAGATGGCCAATAAAGTTCGTGGATTTTTAGATCAGTGGCCCGAATGGATGAATGTTGGATTTTCACCCGATAAAAACTCAGAGAGTCGTTTTAGAATGAATAACGGATGTGAAGTTAAAGCGGTTGCAACCTCAGCGGATGCACTTCGTGGATACACACCTACCGTGTTAGTATTTGATGAAGCCGCATATATTGATGCTGGTGAAGATTTTTGGGGTGCGTGTATGGCATCGTTATCTACGGGTGGTAAGGTTATACTTATTTCAACACCTAACGGTTATGATGCAATATATTATGGTGTATATGACCAAGCATTAAGAAAAATGAATGATTTTAAAATTACCGATTTAAGGTGGTTTAAAGATCCTCGTTATGCTGGTGACCTTAAATGGTTAAAGGTGGATGATATCATACATTACATGTTAAATAGAGAACAATATGTTGATGAGGACATCACACTTAATGAAGGTTGGGAACGATACGAAGAATTACATGAATTAGGTTACAAACCCTATTCTCATTGGTTTGAGAATATGGCAAAGAAATTTAAGTACGATAAGAGAAAAATTGCACAGGAATTAGAATGTGATTTCTTAGGATCTGGTGATGGTGTTATATCAAATACCATACAAGAGAAGATTAGGAAAACAATGATTAGTGAACCGATTGAAAAATATATGCAATCAACATTGTGGGTTTGGAAAGAACCTATAATGGGACATCGTTATATTATGGGTGTTGATGTTTCTCGTGGGGATAGTGCAGATGCATCTTCAATATGTATTATAGATTTTGATGAAGGTGAACAGGTATTAGAATATGTTGGAATGATCCCACCAGATGATTTAGCATCAATTGTTTATAAATGGGGAACACTTTATAATGCATTTGTTGCGACTGATATTACAGGTGGTATGGGTATAGCAACATCACGTAAATTACAAGAGTTAGGTTATAAAGACCAATATATCGACGGGGTTAATTCACAAAACAAATGGGAATATAACAAACGTGCACAGGAAAAAATACCTGGTATTAGTTTTAATAATAAGAGAACACAAATTGTTGCGAGTTTTGAAGAAAACCTAAGACATGGTTTTAAAGTGAAGTCATCTCGTTTATTAAATGAATTAAACACATTTGTTTACATTAATGGTCGACCTGACCATATGAAAGGTTCACATGATGATGCTATTATGGCAATGTCAATTGCGATGTATGTTGGAGACATTTGTTTTACACAGTTAAAACGTAACGATAACGCAAACAAAGCAATGTTAGATTCATGGGTATTAAGTGAAAGGACATATGAGACTAAAAAATCTTTTTATTCTTATGGTACTGCATTTGACGCAATTGGGTCGATGAGTACTGATCCGTCACCATACCCAATAGGAAAGAAAGATGCAAGTAAGGAACAGTATATGGAACATAATTGGTTATTTGGTAAAAACACATATAAACAGAGATAACTTTATTTACTCATTTATTTTCCTTATATTATAAAGTATAATATTTATTAATATGGCAAACAAAAACTTAACAGTTTATCAAAGGTTAACAAAGGTGTTTGGATTTCAGAATGATGTCCCTAATCCTCCGCAATATCGTTTCGACAAAGATACTCTGTTAAAAACAGACAGTAAGGAGGACTACGAAAGAGAGTTACTCCAAGCAAAACAATCGACATACGTTGCCGACAAGTGGGCCAAGATGGACCAATCATTGTATAACCAATCGGTTTATTACGAACCAAATAGATTGGCGGCATACTATGATTACGAATCAATGGAGTTCACACCTGAGATATCCGCATCTTTAGATATCTATTCTGAAGAATCAACTACTCTTTCAGAAAAGGGAGAAATTCTGACAATTTATTCTGAATCAAAAAGAGTAAGTAACATCTTAGAGGACTTATTTAAAAACGTACTTGACATTAACACAAACTTACAGATGTGGTGTAGAGGTGTTGCCAAATATGGTGATAACTTTGTTTATTTAAAGATCGACCCATCTAAAGGAATTGTTGGATGTCAACAATTACCTAACATCGAAATTGAGAGACATGAAGGTGCTGCATCTCATGTACATAAAGCAGAGAATCCGTCAAATATGAAAACACGTGAATTACGTTTTGCGTGGAAGAATAAGGATATGGAGTTTCAAGCTTGGGAAGTTGCACATTTCAGATTATTGGGTGATGATAGAAAATTACCTTACGGTACATCTATGTTAGATAAAGTAAGACGTATATGGAAACAATTATTACTTGCGGAAGATGCAATGTTAATATATAGAACATCAAGAGCACCCGAAAGAAGAGTATTCAAAGTCTTTGTTGGGAATATGGATGACAAAGATATTGAAGCATATGTACAACGTGTAGCCAATAAATTCAAACGAGATCAAGTGGTTGATCCTGCGAACGGACAAGTTGATATGAGGTACAACCAAATGGCGGTAGACCAAGATTATTTTATACCTGTAAGAGATCCTTCACAAACAAACCCAATAGAAACTCTACCAGGAGCTCAGAATTTAGGTGAGATTGCTGATATTGAATATATCCAAAAGAAATTATTGGCAGCACTAAGAATACCTAAGGCGTTCTTAGGTTTTGAGGAAATTGTGGGTGACGGTAAAACATTAGCACTAATGGATATTCGTTTTGCAAGAACGATTAATAGAATACAGAAATCACTTGTTCAAGAATTAAATAAAATTGCATTAGTACATTTATACCTTTTAGGTTTAGAAGATGAACTTACTAACTTCACGTTATCTTTAACTAACCCATCGGCACAATCCGATTTATTAAAGATTGAACAGTGGAAAGAAAAGATTACTTTATACAAAGACGCAACTTCTGATCAATCTCAGATTGGTATCCAACCAGTATCACATACGTGGGGTAAGAAAAACATTCTTGGTATGAGTGATAATGACGTTGTACTTGATTTACAACAACAAAGACTTGAAAGAGCTCTTGGTGCTGAGTTAGGTATAACACAAAACATTATTAAGAGAACAGGTGTATTTGATGAGGTTGATAAGAAGTATGGTATACCTGAAAAAGATAGACAAGTGATGGATGATTCAATGTCACCAGATGCAGGTGGAGATGATATGGGTGGAGCTCCTCCTATGGGTGGTGCAGACGCACCTCCAATGGATGATGCACCATTAAGTGAAGAGAAGGTAAAACGTAAAGCAACATTAACAGAAAGTAAGAAATCTAAAATATTAGGTATGTTAGGTGATGAAACAAAAGATTTTGATGATCTTTTTGATCTTGATAAAGCCCAACGCAATATTTATGAGGTAGAGAATAAACTCAAAGACATATTAAAAGAATAATTATGATAACATTTGGACATATAAAAAACAAAGTTCTAAACAAACTTTCTAACTCTTATGGTAAGAGTGAATTTAAAACTAATCTGAAGGAACACTTCAAACCAATAATGGAGAATGACATCCTAAAAGAAATGTATTCTCTTTATGAGGAATTAGAAACAAAAACATTTGATGATAAAGAAACCGCACAGTTATATGTGGAAGAACTATCTAAAGTTTTAAAAGAGAGACACATTGAGGTGAGTGAAGTACTTAACCAAATGAACGAATCATTATCTGACACCATAGTTGAGTCTGATAAATTATATCAGTCGTTAGATAGACTTTCAACTGAAGATAAATTAGGTAACATATCTGAAAAGGTAATTGCTAAAAAATTCTTAGTAGAACATTTAACAACAAATAAAGTATCTGACAACTTAAAAGTAGACACAGGTGTTAATGAAAGTTTATTAAACTCTGTATTGACAAATAATTTTAATGTTAGTTTTGATAAAACATTAAGTGAAGAAGATAAAACTAAATTAAAAGGTATACTTTCTATTAGTAATGAAGATTTGAATACTAAATTTGGAGAGTTAAAAGAATCAATAACCAGTACGTTAAATTCTTTAGTAGAATCAGACAATGGGTTTTCATCTAAGTCTGATGAAGTAAAAAAAGAAATTAATGAAATGACACAGACAAAATATAACCTATATCGTTTAGAAGAATTATTAGAAAATTTAAAATAGAATTTCCTTGACGGTTGCTACCTTAGAGGTGTAAACCTTCACTTTTGAAACATCATAATCAATTGTGGAGGTTTTTTATTGCTCCTTATCTTTGATTTTTTGAATATACACCGCCTTAGACTTTTTTAATCTTTTAGTAACTGAAGGTTTTGTATGTTGTTTCCTATCTCTAAGTGAAATTAACTGTTTAGTGTTCTTCACTTTACGACGTAATTTTTTGATCGCTTGATCAATGTTATTATTTTTTACTTTTACTATTAGCATAATTTGTTATATACATAAATATAATGAAAAAATTTGTTATTGTGATTTTTAATGTGTATATTTTAATAACACCATAAATAAGAATAAACATGTTAAATGAAATTAGGAAGATTTATTCCTTTAGGTACTCACAAGAATGTTAAGATTGGATACGGAACTATAAATCACAAAGATTTAAAGACTATATATTTGAAATTAAATTCATGGCTTGAACCTGATGAGGAATGTAAAGATTATGATGCAGTAGTTAGGTCATCAAGAAATGGAATAAAAAGATTAATAAGTGGATTGAATAGTGATTCATTTAGACCACAGTCAATTGTTGATTTAGACATTAGGACTAAAGGTATAAAGAAAGAAAAAAGATCATTTATGAATTTAGAATGTACACTTTACGTTCTAAAAGATTTATCGATTAAAAGTGACGATCTTAAATTATACATGAAATCACTCATGATTGAGATAGTTGACGAGTGTCTGAACAACCAATTATTATATAATTTTCATAAAAATAAAAAATAACTTCGATACCGTTGTATTTATAGTAATAAAACTATTCATACATGAAAGTATTAGGTCCAAAAGAAACAGGTACAGGAATCCTCATCGAATACGATGCTGGGTTTGTGTCTCCTGATGAAAATAAATCAGTAATAACAGAAATGAAGGGTGTTGACTTCTCAGAAGACATTATTCTTTATGCTGTTCTACAGAAATACGACACACCAAATAAAAACGGTAGAATATATCCTGAGAAACTTCTCAAACGAGAAATGGATAAATATAAAACCGTTATCGAGAAAGGGAGTGCATTAAATGAGTTAAATCACCCATCATCTTCACTTATAGATTTAGATAGAGTATCACACACGATCACCGAGACTTGGTGGGACGGGAAAATACTTATGGGAAAAATTAAATTACTTCTATCACCTGGTTGGAAAAAATCAGGTATAGTAAGTACTAAAGGTGATCAAGCAGCAATGTTACTTATGAATGGAGTAACATTGGGAATATCTTCAAGAGGTGTTGGATCATTAAAGTCGGAAAAAGGACAAAATATTGTACAGGAGGATTTTGAGTTAGTGTGTTTTGATTTAGTATCATCACCATCAACACCTGGTGCATATGTATTTAACGATCCGTCTGATAGAGAAAAATACGCAGAGAGTATAGAAGAAAAACCAATTGTAGACGATAGAATGTCGAGATTAATGGGTAAGATGGATAGTTTCTTAAAAAAATAATTCATCTTTTTATTGATTTCGATACCATAAAAGTAAATTTTTCTTAAATAACAAGTATTTATTAATAAATAAAAAACAACAAATGAGTAAAAAATCCATTTTAGAACAAGCATTGCTTCAAGTACAAGACCTTGAAGAGGCAGTTAAAGCGAACGCAAAAGGTATACTTGCTTCAACCATGAAGGAAGAACTAAACGAGTTGCTAAAAGAATCAATGGAAGAAGAAGAAAATGCGGAAAACGCAGATCTTAAAAAAGAAGACGAAAACGGTATGCCTGAAGTCGCTGAACAATTGGACAGTGAAGATGAAGGAAACGATGATGAAACTTCGATAAACGACGAGCCAACGGACGACGAAGATCCTGATTTAGAGGATGAAGTTGAAGATGACGTATTAGACACAGAGGATGATTTAGATTCTGAAGTGGATGATATGTTTGACGCAATTGATTCTGAAGATGAAGAAGAAGACGTTCTTGATATGACTGACGCATCTGACGACGAAGTTCTTAAGGTATTCAAATCAATGAAACCTGAAGACGGAATTGTAGTTAAGAGAGACGGTGATAACGTTGAGCTTGAAGATGGTGACGACGAATACATTATCAAATTAGACGATGAAGTATCTGACGAAGTTGCTGATGAAGATCTTTCTGAAGAAGAAGATTGTACCGAAGGGTGTGATGATTCTGAAATCAAAGAAGATGTTTCTGAAGAAGACGACGTTGTATATGAAATTGACTTAGATGAAAGTGATGACGAAGTTGCTGAAGAAGAAGTTTCTGAAGAAGTTTCTGAAGAAAGCCTTGACGAAGAAGAAGTTTCTGAAGAGGATGAATTAGAAGTTCCGGAGGAAGACACTCATGAAGCTGAGGTTGACGAAGCGGCAAGAACAAAGTCTAACGTACATGGAGACAAAGGTGGATCTAACAGAGCGGGTATTAAGTCTAAGACAAAATACAAAGCTGGTGCGATCAACGAAGAAGTGGAAACTTTGAGAAAACAAAACGGTGAATATAAAAAGGCGTTAGTTTTATTCAAAGACAAACTTAATGAAGTCGCTGTGTTTAATGCTAATTTAGCATACGCAACGAGATTGTTCACTGAACATTCAACTACTCGTAATGAGAAATTAAATATTTTGAAGAGATTTGATACTGTTGAGTCTTTAACTGAATCTAAAACAACCTATAAAACAATTAAGGGTGAATTAGACTCGTCTAAGAACGTAACAGAATCAGTAGTGGAAAAAATCACTTCAAATCCGACTACGTCTTCATCTCAAGATGTACTTTCAGAATCAAAAGCATATGAAAGTCCACAATTCTCGAGAATGAAAGAATTAATGTCAAAAATAAAATAATAAATTAAACTAAAAAACAAATTTTAAAATGGGAGCATTATTAGAATCAGGTATGGTTGGTAACATTGGGTTAAAACACCTAAGAGTTATCAAGGAAGATACCATCAAAAAATGGGATGACTTAGGATTTTTAGAAAGTCTTGAAGGTCACCAAAAAGATAACATCGCTCAGTTATATGAAAACCAAGCGTCTTATTTAATAAACGAAGCTGCTGTGTCTGACGCATCAGGTTCATTCGAAACAGTTGTTTTTCCAATTATTCGTAGAGTATTCTCTAAGTTATTGGCTAACGATATCGTTTCTGTACAAGCTATGAACTTACCAATTGGTAAATTGTTCTACTTTGTACCTAACATCTCTGACAGACAAGGTGCTGCCGATGCTGAACCAGGAGCTCACAGAGCACCATTCAGATCACCAGGACAAACTGAAAACGGAGACTTCTCAGGAAGAAATCTTTATGATAGATTCTACGAAGAAGGTGACGGAGCTGATGAGGGTCTATTTGACTACTCTAAAGGTAAAGTTGTTGCTGGTGTTGCTAACTGTTTAGGTGGTGTAACATTTGCTGACGGAGTTGCAACAACTGCTGATGAAGTAATTGCGGCAAACGCAATTGTATCTAACGTAGTAATCGCTGTTGGTGGATTTTCAAACGCAGGAGCTGGTAAATTAGCGGGACCAACAGGAAACGTTATGGATACTGAAGAGTTTTTAGCTTCTTTAGAAGTTTCTTTTGGTGGTAAATCAAAAGGAATCAACATCGTAACTCAGAAATACGGAAGTGGTATTGTTGACTATGGTAAGAAATCGGCTGGTGCAACTGGTCTATTTAATGACATTTGTGATGAGAATGGTATCATTTTCATTCAAGTTGATTTAGAAACTTACGGATCAACAGGATTTATCGCTTATAATGACGCTGATAACGGTGCTGATGGAGTTGACAAAGCTGAGTTCACTGTATCATACAGAACTTACGAATCATTAGAATTCGAAGACGAAATCGGAGAAGTATCTTTCGATTTAGAGTCAGTTACTGTATCTGTAACGGAGAGAAAATTAAGAGCTAGCTGGTCTCCAGAATTAGCACAAGATGTATCTGCTTTCCATAATATCGACGCTGAGGCTGAGTTAACAGCATTGTTATCTGAGCAAATTGCAGCTGAGGTTGATAGAGAGATCTTAAGAGACTTAAGAAAAGGAGCAGCTTGGAACCTTAAATGGGATTACAATGAGTGGAAATATGGTGGAAACGCTAACTCAACACTACAAGGGTATACTCAAAAGGATTGGAACCAAACGTTAATTACTAAAATTAACCAATTATCGGCTCAAATCCATAAAACAACACTTAGAGGTGGTGCTAACTGGATCGTAGTTTCTTCAGAAGTTTCTGCAGTATTCGATGATTTAGAGTACTTCCACGTATCTAACGCAGGTGCTGAACAAGACCAATACAATATGGGTATTGAGAAAGTTGGTACTTTAGCTGGACGTTACCAAGTGTTTAGAGATCCTTATTTCCCAGCTGGGAAAATCTTAGTAGGACATAAAGGAAAATCGTTATTAGATGCTGGTTATATCTACGCACCTTACGTACCTTTACAATTAACACCTACAATGTATAACCCGTTCAACTTTACTCCGATAAAGGGTATCATGACGAGATATGCTAAGAAGATGGTTAATAACCGTTACTTTGGTGTAATCAACGTAGCAGGTTTACAAACTTTCAGTTTGGATACTTTAAGATAATCTTTACGGATTTATTAATACTAAAAGGGGAGACATTGTCTTCCCTTTTTTTTATGCTTTATTTTCTGTATATTCTAACTATGGATTGGACAGATTATTTTATCAACATTGCAGAACAAGTAAAGGAGAAGTCTAAGGACATTAATACCAAAATTGGTACAGTCATAGTCGGAAAAGATAAAGAGATCCTCAGTACGGGTTATAATTCGTTTCCTCGTGGTTTAAATGATGAATTAGATGAGAGACAAGATCGACCTGAGAAATACTTTTGGTTTGAACACTCTGAAAGGAATGCAATCTACAACGCCGCACGTATTGGTGTATCTTTAAAAGAATCTACAGCATATCTAACCTCAGGATTACCCTGTATGGATTGTGCAAGGGGGTTGGTACAATCAGGGGTTGTAAAAATAGTATGTAAAGAAGTGTGTACTACTAAAAACCAAGGAAAGTGGGAAGAACAACAAAAACGTTCTTTACTTATGCTTTCTGAGTGTGGGGTAGTAGTCGAGTTTTATTAAGTTTCTTAACTCTGACTTTTAAATCCTCAGTACCCTTAATAATACGATGATATTCACCTTCGGGTATGAAAACCTTTAACCCTTCGTGAATGTCGATGGGTAATTCATCATCCATTTGAAATTTCCAATCACTATCGTGTAAAAACGTAATTTCCCTATCCTCATTATCAAAGTGCCATTTTAATTCAGTCTTTTTAGTTGTTTGTGGGAATACCCTAACACTGTGGTCAGAGCTCACGATTTCACGGAATGGAAATTTGTCTTTCATTAAAATGATTTATTTGTAAAAATTTTTATTACTGATCTATAAAAATCGACATCGTCGTTTTGTAATTGACCATATACTTTTGGTGTTAATTTAAGTATTTTCTCACCCTCAGTGTATTCTTCGAATGTATTTGCTATTCTACTTTCCATATAACAGATAGTTGAATACATGGTATAACTTTCAACTTCTATACGAGAATTGTCTTGTGATTCTCTATATGAATAATAACCATCTTCATCTTGATCACTTCTTTCTTCGAAGTCATCCACAAAGTAATCTTCTTCAATGTCGTCTTCATGGAGAACATATTTTTCTTTAGTTTCTTTGTGTTCTACAATTGCACAACCATATCCAGGTTCTCGACCTTTTCTAACTCTATATGGATCATATCCCACAAGATTAAATAAGTCGGTGACATCATCTAATTCCGAATTAACGAAACCATCGTGTGTGTCGGGGTATTCTGGTGGGTCGTAATAACCCTCTACTAAATCATATAACTTCATTTACCACGGATTTGAAGATTTTATTCCTAATGCCTTACGATATCTTGTAATATTACAACTCCAATAACCCGCCTTTGTACGATCTTTCTTTTCACTACACTTATGTCGAGCTCTAAAAGATTTAGCCGCCGCTTTATTGTTGTTTCTTATTCTCATTTTAGGGTCACCAAATGTTACTTTCTTAATTGTACCTTTTGGTGTCTTCACATATACTGCGAATTTTTTAGGACCACTTGGAGTTCTGAATGGTTTATTTAATTTTACATTCTTTCCTCTGTGTTTTGCTTCCACAAGATATTCCTCTATGTGTTGTAAAAATGGTATGTCTAAATAGACTTCTTCTCCCTCAAAAATTCCTGTTTCACCTATATTAGTTTTAATAAGGTCTAAATCCACACCGGTGAGTTCTAAGACACCTTCATTATGTAAACTACGTGATTCATTATAAATGTTAAAGAATTCGTTAGAATAAACCCTATAGATGTTTTCCACTATAGGAATGTTGTTCTTAATATGATACTGTAAACCTTCACTTAATAATTGTTCGTTTTCATTAACCATTATTTGTTTTGGTTCTTTAACGTTAAGTGATTTTACATCTAAATTATTTAGTACTAAAGAAATGAATTTATTTTCATCAAAACGTGCGTAGTTAGGTTTTTTACCTTTCCCACCTTTCTTATTCTTTTTCTCAACTCTTCGTTTTTGTCGTGTCATTGATTTTTTTTCTTTTTTACTATATGAAGATGTGGTCTTAGGTGTTTTCTTAGAAACTTTCTTTGATGGTCTACATTTGGGATATCCTTTTCTTTTTGAATCACCGTCAGCATCACCTCTACCACATGGTGGGTGTTTTCCATCGACTTTACGTGAAACGTCTACCCATTTTTCTTTGAACCAACGACCCAAATCTTCTTGGAGGACCTCACCACTTGATATGCAGTCTTCCATGTATTTCTTATCTTCTTCGTTGATGTGTATTTTCATTTCTACCTAATTATTTCTTTGGTGTTGATGGTGGGTTTAAAAATTCTTGAAATTTCTTAGTTAGTTGTTCAAGTTCAGGATCATTCATACCATCAAGTAGGTCACTTGAATATTGTTTTATAAACGATGGTGTTACAAACATATAGGTATCTTTATGTATAGTTAACTCAGTACTTGTACTATGTTCTTTTATACAAGGTCCTATAGACAATGCTTGTGAATTTTGCTCAGTATCAAAAGTACATACAATAGCACTAATGACGGGCATTCCTAATAAGTACTCACATACGAATATAATGTTACTGGCCTTCTTTGAGGTGTGACTCTTATCTCCTGAAATATTTAATCCCTCTTTTCCAACGGAACTAACCATCGCCTTTGCAAATGCCAATCCTCCAACACCTGTGGCGAGTCCAAGAACCCCTTCTAATAACTCCTTAGAAAACGTTGCTCCCCAAGAATTAGATTTATGATTAACATCTTCTTCATTAACGTGTACGAAACAACCCGAAGAATCAATTATTTTTTGTAATGCGTCGTAATCATAAAGAGACTTTCCTTCTTTATCCAAAGCCTTTGTCATTGCACCAAAAAATACAGACACTTCCGCGAATACATCTCTTACTTCTTTTTCTATCGTTGTATTGGTCACATCAGTAGTTGCCATCATGATATTACCCGTTTCATTAAAAACAAACCCCTTTTTAACTTCTTGGTTATTTGGGTCTTGTTGTGTTACTTTATCAGCCATATTAATTTATTTTAAAATTTTATTTTTTCTTTTTACAGTATGAACCTGAACATCTTTTTTTACCGTCTAAACCTTTAATGGTTCCTTTACAAACTTGTACCGCATATCCGTTAGCATATGCAGATGGGTATACATCAAACTTAGCTTTAGCCGCTGACTTACCTCTTGCACATAAAGTATTTTTCTTCTTCTTCTTTTTTGCTTCGTTAATGTCACCCTCACTATCGTCTTTCATGTTCATAAAAAAGTCAAGTACTTGATCCATATTTTCTTTAGCAACTGTTACGTGATCATCCGCCCAATCATGACCATTGATTAATGTATCGTCAATCATATCATGGTCCATGTTTAGTAAAATCTCACATTGTCTGTGAATTTGTTTTAAATTAGAAAAAAACATGTAGTTCCCTGATCTTGAGTTGTCTTCTTTTAACGTATTCAGATTTTTTTCGATTATTTGTCTTAAGTTCATATTAATAAGTATTATTTTTCTGAGATAATTTCAAATTTTATCACATTTGGATATGTTTTTTCTTCATTGTGTTTCACACCTTTGATTTCCAAATAATATTCTCTTGGAATTAAAACGGAGGTATCTAACATAAAACTATTTTCATTTGTAACGTCAGCGTATGTCCAATCAAAAACATTTACATTGGTTGACCCTTCTTTTATATATATTTTATAAAACACTTCATCGAAAAGAATATTGGTCGATTGTGATATTGTTCTAAATATAATACTGACCTTTCTTATATCACCTGACTGTATTTTTTCGTTTTGTTTAATACCCGAATACTGTACAACATATTTATTCACTTCTTTTTGATTTTCACCCAAACTAAATTTAGAAGAATATGGTTTAGGTACAAACTTTTGTGTTATATCGGGGAATACACTATTTTCAACACTAATACCTTTCCAAACGTCATAGAAGAATCTTTTACCATCACAGATTAATCCGTTAAGTCCAAAAGTTACTTCGTAGACACCTTTTCTAACTTTACTAACGGTTAGATCTGTTAATCCCGAAATTGGTGATTTTGTGGGGTCTAATATATCAACGGTTGGTAAATTATCTAAATCAAAGAAGTTAGTTTCTTTATTCACATATAGATATAAGTTTTGAGTTGTTTTTTCAATAAAATTATCTCTGTCGTCACGAATTCTATCATCGAAGTAAGTTTCAACATATGGTTCAAAGAAAGTTTGTGTGTACTTACTAAAGAAAGCCACAGACTGATCAACTTCTTGATCTAATTCTTCATACTCGGTTGCAAACGCAACACCAATACCATAATCAACATCACCATTAACAACAATACCATTAACATATTGTGTTATATCAGCAACAAGATTTTCATTACCATTATCAAATTCAATAGTATCAAGGATTATTGGATTGTTTGAATATATACCTTCTTGTGACCACGTATCGGCGGTAGTTCGATTAAACCAATTTGATGGTCTTTTATCGTAAGTATCGTTACCTGTTGTGTAATCGTACTCACCATCCTCATAATCAAAACCTACACCCTCGTCCCACGATTCGGTCAATTTAAAAATAATCAATGAGAAAGATGTTGTCCTTTCTCTACCAGTACCTCTTTTAGCACCTAAGAAAGTTTCATCACCAAAAATAGTATTTGTAAGGTGTAGTTTGTGTGTTGTGTTACTATCTATAACGTAATCACCACCACTAACTTTTTCTAATAGAGAAGTAAAATCAACTTTGAAAATAAACTTAGAAAAACCTGAACCGTAAAAAATCTCCGTTGTTGGATTCTTTGCAGTGTTAGTCTGACTGTTCTTAATTACGGTGTTGTTTTTCTCAAAATATGAACGATAGTATGACATCTGTATAAGTGTTTCTTATATAAATATCACTTAGTTTATTCTTATCGACTTATTTAGTAGGTCATTTTTCAAAGTATCTCGTAAAAGTTCTAATTTTTTCCAACCATCGTATGATTCTTTTACCATTGGTTTTGTTGGTTGATGGGCGTGACCCGCCATAACAACATATAATTGTTCTAAAAACGCCAATAGTGTTTCACCCCTCACAGTCGCATATGTATTAGGTTCAATACGAGTTAAGAGATCTTCCTGAGTATACTCATAAGTGTCTAACTTATCGAAAGGAACTGATTTAGTACCTACCTCATTAGCATCCGTTGATAAAAAATATATTTTATCCGAAACGAGGGTACCAAAAGACTGTTCTGAATTTGAACTGAGTGTCTTTAGAACATTTACTTTCTTTTCTTCTGATTTTGGTTTAGGTGAGGGTTCTGAAATACTCCAAAATAATCCTGAACCTTCAGACACAGATGTGTTACATGATGGTTTGATATTATCTAAAAAATCACTAACCGATGGTGTTGTTTCTATAACATTGACTAACGATTGTCGTGGTCGGAAGTAAAACGGATGGATATACTTTGATTTATCGATATCTATTTTAATGTCCTTTATCTTTAATCCATCTTCATGAAGGTCACAAAGTGTTTTACGTATTTTAATATATGTACGTTTTATAGGATTTCCCGCAACCCCAAGTAAGTTCACATCTTGAACAAATGTTGGTGTCGTCATTGTATTATCATCATTAACCAGTGTGATTGAGTCAATTGTTGATAAATCGGGTGTGTGTGTTGAAGTGAATACATCAGTCGCAAATGATTCACCAAAAACTTCTCTAACATAATACACGTACCAGTATATTTTTTTTGGATCAGTTATATCGTCAACATCATATTCTATCACATAACTAAGTTTGTTTGTTGGTACTTTAGTTATAATTTCTTTTTCTTCTTTAAACTCTTGTTTAGATGAAAACTTTTTGAGACTTAATGTTGATTGTTTTTTTCCTCTTAGTGGATGTGTTAGTAAATCTTTTCTTTCGGTTTTATTCGCAGATTCTTTTGACAATAGTTTACCACCTCTTAAACTCACACCATTTTCGGTGAAAAGAACATCAGAACCAAACTTACCGTAGATAGCACAATCCTCATGTTTTGCTAAGGAATTATTTGCTTTAGGTTTTTTAAATGTACCGTTAGGGTTAAAGATATCTCCCGTTTGTTTTACCGCAACACCATATGAAGTGTTTTCAAGTTGTCCCGAATTACTTTGTGCTGTCCAATCATGTATTGTTGTAAATGGTCCTGGTATATATTCTTGATTCATTAAATCATTCTCAAGATCATACTGTACAATTTTAATTGTTTGACCTACTGTTGGTATAAAATTTAAATTATTAGGGAGAAATGGTGATGCACAAAAGGGATCGAGTGCGTCCCACTCTTCAAACCCATCAGCACCTTGTGACGGTGCAGTCTGACTACCTAATATACTATACCTAACACGACCTATACCTTTTGGGTCTAAGTTGTCTTTAACAATACCTAAATTAACTAACTTCATACTGTTTTAAATCTATCGTTTAATTCGTTATTGATTTTATCATATGCATCCTCTACCGAATCTAAATGCTTCGTAAGTGATATTATTAATGACTTTGTTTTTTCAAACTCATCATTTAAAACTTCCAGACATTCATTTAAATCTTTATTTGATTTAACGTCGGGACTTGATATTATTTCTACTAATTTTTCTTTGTCCATTAGAATAATTTTCCTGCTACGCTTATGTAACCCGGCGGTAATGGTACAGGACCCATAGGTGTCGGTATTACTGTAAATTTACTTGCCGCTTTTAGATAAGAATTATTATCTAATTCATCGGAGTTGCCGTCAATAACTGATTTAACGAGTGACATCATTTCATTAGCCTCACCATAGATTGGTCCTGTGTTTAAACCGAGACCTGCCATTTTCTCAGCGGCATTCATATACGCCCTATCCGCACTGTAACCTGGTAATATATCGGAGAATGACAAAATGATACCAGGGATGTTAATTGTAGGACCCCTGAGATTCAATGCAGATGTAATTGCTTGTATTATCGTCTGAAATAATTCAAGACAATTGTCGAAATTCTTAGCCAAAATCTTTCTAAGTATTGAAATAATAGAAAGTAATATTGCAATTAGTCTCTTGTATTTTCTACTTAATATTTTTGCTGCAATTTCAGCAACAAACGCCAATAAATCTCTTTTAATTAACTTCCAAAATTCCTGTATAAATCTCCAAAAAATATCCTTTATTATTCTAAAAAATAATTTAGATAGTTTTTTCATTAATTCTTTTACATCATCATATGTTATACTCATTATTGATTTGTAAGCAACCACAATTGGAAATATATATTTTGGTGATATAATACTACCTACGATCGCTTTAGGTAAGTTTAATATGAAACCACTAATTAACTCAAGTTGGAATTGTATTGGGGGTACATCACTACCCGAATTCAATGCCGCATTAGCCGCCGCATTTGCGAGTATAGAATCAGACAACTCACTTAAGTTATTTGATTCACCTGATAGATAAACAAAATCTTCAAAATTTTCGCTTGATGTTGGTACTTCAAAATTACCACAATCTACAAATTTCAACACTTTTCTAAATCTTGCATCTCTGTCGTCAACATCGATACCTTCAACATCGTTAAAATCAAAGTAAGACTCAACATCAGCATCATTTTCATTAAACATTTTTGATGTTGTTTGTATAAGATTTGATTCCTCAGGAGACCCACATAAACCGAATAACTTCTCACATAACTCAGTCAAGAAACTAAGTGCTTCATCTACAATTGGTGGGTTATCACCACCACCCTTTAGTGTTAGAAGCATCGTATTTCGTATAATATCATTCATGTTAGGTTCTTCAATACTTGAGTAGTAGTCTTTAGTGAATTCACCTACTTTAAGTGCTGATAGACCTTGTTTAAGTCCTGAAACATCGTATTCTTGAGACGCAGTATTCCAATCTAAATCAAATAAATTATTACCGTTTGTAGAACTAAATGAATACGGTGATGAAAAAGCACCATAAAAATCTCTATTCATTTTAACCTTACCCACTGAGGGTGATGGTTGTTCGTACATAATTGTCCCTAAGTCACTTAAAGGATCGACCTGTAAGACTTCCAAAAAATCAAATTCTTTTGGTGATATAGATATTGTATCGTTAGGGAACTCAGTTTCAACACCACAAATACTTGTTTCTGTATTAACAAATAATACTTCACTCACGGCATCATTTACAATTCTTTTAGAATCTTTTACTGTAATACTTGCAGATTGTAGTGCGTATTTTTTTATTTTATTCTTAGAAACTAATTTGTTATTAGATTCTACTTTCGCGTTTGTATCATTTAAAAAACCAGATGCAATATCAATTACGGAACTAAAGATGTCCCCTTGGTTATCTTTTTTCTTTCTCGCGAATTTACCAAGTAACGCATCTTTCTTAGTTGCGAATTTTTTACTTAAGTCATCGACTTTTGCGTCAAGATACAAGTCATAAACTTCACCCCCGTCTATATCGGGCATGTCGTTTATTTTTTTAATTACCTCAATCTTCGACTTTATTTGATTCCGTAATTTCTTGATCTTACCACTCATTACATTTCGTATTTTTGTGATTCACCGGTTGGTTCATCATCTTCTTTCATTAGTTTCTCGAGTAGTTTTCTATCGTCTTCAGTCAATTCTAATTTACCACCGCCAACGGTACCACCACTTGTGGTTCCTGACTGTTTTAATAAGGTACTTTGTAACTTTACTAATGAAATTTTCTTTTCAGTACAATCGTTTAATATTTTTTGTTGTTCTTTAATGACAGGACCAAGAACACTCATGTCCTCAGCCTCTTTCATAAAACTTAACATTTTTTTAGTTATTAAACTTGCTGTTTGTTTTTGTTCTACAATATCATTGTATATTTCCTGCATTAATGCAAGTGCGGAATCGGTGTCTAAAGACAATAAATTTTTATTTCTTCTCATACCAATAAATAGTTGTTTCTAATTATTTATAAATCCGATCTTCAGTACTTCATAGAGTTTTTTATACTTTTTCATAGCAACTCTTATTTCTTTAGTACTTAAAGATGTCATTTCTCTTAATGCTAAAAGGATTAAATTCTTATTGAATTTATTACCTTCCCCAACTTGAAAGACTTGTTCAAAATTTGAAAACACTTCAATAAGTGCGTAACCTAACTTTCTTTCATTGTCGTTAAGGTCTTCCTTTTCAACAAATTCTTCAAGATCGGTAGTTAGTTTAATGACAACTTTCTTATAATCAATAATATCTTCATCGATTATATATGATAAATCCGCTCGGTCTTCTAATCTTGAAGAAATGTCTTCATAAGATACCGAACGGTTTTGTTCTTTATGGTCCTTTTGTATTGCACCCATCAAGTAATTCTTACAGATGGTTCCAAAATAGGAGTATGCTTTATAGTTTTTTGTTGTGTCGAATTTATTAATTTTAGTAATTAAAAATGACATTGTATCGGTATGGATCTCTTCAAAGTCCATATCCTTCCTATAAAGTTTATAACGGCGAATTATACTTTCCACCATTATTTTGAGAGGTTCTCTTAAATATTCGTTGAATATCTTATTCTTTTCATCATCGTCTTCGGATTCTAAGTATCGTACTACCGCTTGTTCTTGTTCCTCCCCAAAGTATATTTTTTGGGTTCTTTTTCTTGGCATTAGTTGTTATCAGCAAAAGCTACATCTCGTTTATTTTTAAAGAAAAATTCTTTTTTAGCGGTGTCTAACCAAAATGTTGCTTCATTAGTCGCTAACTTACTCTTCTCATCATTTTTATATGACCAAAATAATGAATCCTCTCTGAAGTTGACATGTCGATACCCAATCTGTGGGATTGACATAATCTTGACTCCGTTATGTGTTAATCTTAAAAGAAACTCGTAACTAAAGGTTAGTTTAATATTGTCTTTAAACTGTCCATTTTCTTTTATTACTTCTGTCTTATAAAAACCACCACTCGTTTGATAGTTTTGATAATCTAAAAGAACCTCATTCTCTAACACACCTTGTGTTTCTGTAAAACCATAAGCCCATACAGACTCATTAGTAAAATTTAATAACTTACCATCAGTGTTAACATCCTTTACAATTGGTAAAAATACTTCAACATCTGAGTATTCTTCTTTGTATTGTAAAAACGGTTTTAACCAATTGTTAGTTAACTCGTCGTCTATTTCTAAAATAGAAAACCATTCAGTGTCACAACTCTCTATTCCAAGATTTACTTGTGAACAAAATCCTGTGTCACCACTATTTGTTACTATGTTTATATCTAATTTATCAGATAAACCCTTTGATGTAATATTTTCTACAACATCTTTAGGTGCAACAATTAATAACTTCACATCGTCAAAGAACTGTTCTACGGACTCAACCGCTTTAGATAACATTTCATGATATAGATCATCCAACTTGTGTACTGGTAGTATTACTGTAATATTTTTCATTATGCTTCAATTTTTGATTTTAAATTAGTTAACCCTTTTTCAATTGTTTTAACTCTTGAGTTCTTCAGTGAATTAAATATTGAAATAATGTTACTATCAATTATGTCCTCAGTGTATGGGATTAATGTTTCGGACATTTTAGTCTTAACTTCATCGTTGATTGTTACACCTTCTAACCATGCTAAAACATAGGTTCCAACGAGTTCAACAATTTTATTCAAATCATATGTCCATAGACCATTTTCATCTAACCACTCAGGTTCAGTTGTTGGTATTTTACCAATTACAGGTACATTACACTTCATAGATTCAAGTGGAAAAGTACCAAACGTAGAATCATCATCTAACCACACAGAACAAATACATTCTTGTAATTGATTTGCAAATTCCTCGTGAGACATTTGAACCATATCTTTAAATGTAACCCATCTTAGTTGTGGATACTTTAAATAAAATTCAGAAATAACTCTTCGATGTTGACCCCTATCTCTTGCACTAATTGCAATAAATGGTTTGGTCAATGATTCGGTTGGTTTAAATATCTCACTGATTTTTGGGGGATTAACATAAACAATTGATTCAGGAAAAACCGACAGTATATATTCCTTAGAAGATTTAGTTGTTGTAATTACTTTATCAAAACCATAATCACTCCATCTACTACCAACCTGTAAGGTTTCGAAAATATACTCAGTTTGTTGAACCAACATCACTTTGGTACATTTCACGTCTTTAAGTTGTTCTAAAACATTAGAGTAATATTCAGGTACTACGATTACATCATCAATACCCATTTCAATTTGATCCTCTTTAATCGTAACGATTGGTAGATCTTTATATTTGTCTCCCATCCAAGATTCAACACCAACATATGTTTTATCTTCAACTAAAATATGTGCGTCGAGACCTTCATTTCTTAAAGTTAATACAGTGTCGTATATGTATTTAACTGCCGCTCTTGCATTATTCTTAGTGTCGTAAGTAAGAAAGTAAAGTTTGTATTGGTTATTCTCCAATCTATTGAAGGCACTTTCTAATTTTTCAATATTTTCTTGTATGTTATTACTCATTTTCGTGTTTTAGTAAAATTCCGTAGTTTATTAAGGTGTTAAATGCAACTTTAAAAGGTATTGAAATATCTGACGCGAGTAAACCCATCATATCATCACCACCACCACTTTCTGTTAATATAGTATCGATACATTGTTTTACAATATCGTACTTAAAAACATTTATTGTTTGATCATGTCTTGGTATTGAATCTTCTTCCCCTTCTTTGGGTTCGACAGTTTCAATAATCAACTCACTCGCTTCAGTAACTTTGTCCAAGTCGATATAATAATATTCTCCGAAGATTTCAACCATTTGTTATCTATTTCTGTTAAGTTATGTATTTCTAAGGGATTTGTAAAGTGTTGATTGTATTCAGTATTGAACTTAATTACCTTTTTTGATTTGGGACATTGTTCAATAACAGAATGATTATCAGTTAACCATAGATCACACTTTTTCCACAAATTTGGTATCTCGGATGACATAGTAAACTTTATGTTATTCCCCATAAATCCGTTTCTCGATAAAAAGAACAAAGTAGATGCTTTAGATTTACCCAATTCATCTAATCCTACAATTGTTACATTATGATCTTTGTTGTTATAAATAAAATTATTTAAATCAAAAAACGTCTTAGCGTATGATGGTGTTGCATGACCAAATATCTCAACCGCATAATCAATGAATGTAAAATTTTCAAATTCATCTTTAGATTGAAACATATAACTTTCCATTAAGTGATTATTTCTCACAGGTTCAATTACGTCATATTTATAATCTTTTTCATCCTCAGGTAAGTCCTCTGGATCAGAATCTAAATAATGATCTTTATAATGGTAATCAAATTTTGCAATTGTGTTACGTAAGACCCCGTCTATACTAATGTAAATTTCCATATATTAAATATAATAGTAATAATGTTATAAGTAAAGTCTATTATTCGTACCTCTTTAGGATTTTACCAATAATAGGGTTCCTTACAATATCTTTATTTGAAAATTCAAACACACCAACATTGTTTAAATCTGTCAATCTCTTCTTCGCATCATATAAACCACTCTTTGTTTTATCCCTAAATTTATCGGATTGTTCTAAATCACCTGAAAGGAAAAATTTTGAATTATATCCAATACGAGTTAGGAGTAGTTTAATTTGTGCAGGTGATGCATTTTGTGCTTCTTCAAAAACAAGTATTGTATTGTCAACGTTCCAACCTCTCATATAAGCAAGTGCTGCAACTTCAATATATCCCTCATCTTTTAATTTTTCACGTTGATCTTTACCAATAATTTTATTTAAAAGATAGTATGATGGAAAGATATACGGATCAAGTTTTTCTTCAAGACCACCAGGTAACGAACCTAATTTTTCCTCCGCTTCAACTGCGGGTCTAACAATAAGAATTTTTTCATATTTATTATCTTCTTGCCAAAGTAATTCAATTGCTCTTTTCATCGCGATGAAGGATTTACCCACACCCGCAGGTCCAAAACATAGAGTTATTTCATTATTACCAAGAATATCCCAATAATCTTTTTGGGAATCGTTAAGAAATTTTTCTCGAGGTTTTTTTATAATTTCTTTAATTCGAGTCTTATGTGATTTCTTAACTGTTGTATTTCTTTTAGTCATTAATATTTTTAATTAATCTTATTCTTTATTTACCTGTTGACCCAAAACCACCACTACCTCTTTCAGTTTCTGACAGATCATCACTTAAAATGAAATCAATTTTGGGGTAGGGTAAGATCATAAGTTGACATATTCTTTCTCCAACTTTATAATCTTCCTTAGAATTGGAATTAGAACGGTTAAAGGTTGCCATTATTTCACCTCTATACCCACTATCAATGACACCAACCGAATTTGTTAAAGATAGATTTGTTTTTCGTATCGATGAACGAGGATAAACTAACCCCACGAACCCAATAGGTATTTCTAACGATACACCAGTACCATATGTTATTTGATTAGATTCTTCGTCAACAACAACAGTGGTTGCTGTTAAATCAAGACCCGCATCACCAAACTTACTATACTGTGGTACAACCGCGTCAGGATGGAGTAGTTTAATTTTACACTTTAGTGTTGCGTGCATATATTCATCATCCTTATTAAATGTGACGGTATCCTCATTTGGAACTGTAAAATCACTGTTCTTGAATTGTTTACCAATTTCTTCGTCATGTGCTAACGAATCCATTGATAAATCAGACAACACTTTAGCAATTTCATTAATATATGCGTCGTCGACATTTTCCTCGTCTTGACTCAGTGTTTTTTCAAACCCCTCTAATTTTTTAAGGTATTCCTCTAAACTTTTTTTATCCATTTTTTTGTTCAAATATTGCCAACTCAAATCCTTGTTTAACAATTTGAGCTAATGGTGTAGAATGATATTTTGATTGTAAATCATCATCCCCTTTATCTGAGTTTACGATTGTCTGATATTCTTCTTCGGTTAGTGAAACCCCATACTTCGAACAGTAGTATGCTGATCTTTCACCAACTTTCATTGATACTAAGTCATCACAAAATTCATACATTTTACCAAGTTTATTTCTATGCCATTCACTTTCGTTTGGTTTGAATAAAAACACCTTCCCTATTTGGGAAAGAATGGTACACTTTAGGATACTTGAGATGTCTTGTTGTAACGACTCAGGTAAAATACCATTTATTTTAACCGCATATTTGGATGATATAAAAATGTGTTCCAATAATCCACCAGGATATGCACCATACATATCTAACGAAGTAGATGCGGGTGCAACAAATAAATCTTCACCTAAGAATTCTAAAAGTGGTTTACTTAAAACACCATACTTTTCAGAAGTCTCAATAAGTTTTGATTTATTTTTTTCGATTTGTTCTTTAGAGATCATAATTTATCCTTTATAATATTGTGGTGTAAGATCTTTCGCTATGATACATTCAATTGGCATCTTTGCAATTGATACACTTTGACTTGATCTCATGTCCTCTGAACGATACTTCGTTAAAACGATAGTTGCTTCTTCAATTGACTCCGCCTCTACGACGTACTTGACCTTTGTGATTCTTGGGTTACCTTCACGGTCTAATTGTTCCATTTCGTAACCTACTGTTGCTAAATAATACATAATTTATCTATTTTTAATTAATAATTGATTTAAAAAATTCCACTCTGTCTTTAGAAACAGTAGAGAGGGAATATTTGTCTTTTACTGTTTCGTATAATTTCTCACCTAAATCTTTGACCATGTTAGGGTTGTTTATTAACCTTTTCATATGTTGATGCCACTGTTTATGGTTCTTACTCGATGACACCAATAATGAATTACCTTTTGGGTTTATACCACCACCTTTCTCCACTGAAGATATCAGGTCAATAAGATACGGATTTTCTTCGGTTGCAATGATTGCTTTCTTATGAAATCCAGCTTCGATAACTTTTAATTGTGATTTGTTCATATTAAAATCTGACTTAACAAGAGGTGCGAGGGAAATGTCAAAGTAATTGTAGTTACTTGCGTATTTGTTTACATCCATTGTCCATCTTCTTACGTATGGTTGATTCAATTCACCATCGAAAGGTATTTTATTAAAAGTTTTTAAATGTTCTTTATATTCAGGTGACAATGACATGAAATTACCAGTAAATAAATTCTCATATCTTGACCATACAGTTTCTTCAGGTCGTATTGGTCGTTCAACAGTCTTACCTGTATTACGATTAAATTCTCTCATGGTTCCTCTTAAATCAAACCCACACAACACAAATTGTACCTTACCTTTAAATTCTCTGTGAATCCTTGTAATTCCATCACCCATAAGTGATAGGTCATGTTCGTGTGATGATCCACCTAACCACCCAAAACGTACTAAATCAGTTTCAATTGGTTTTGATTGAAATTGTTTTTCTTCTTCATTAACTGCATTTGGGAATACAATAACATTATCCACATTCAGTAGTTTTTTTATTGTATCTCTATAAACGGGTGTTGTTGTTGTTATATAATCCGCGAGTCTTAGTAGTTCAGATTTTCTTTGAGATAATTTATTTTTTTTGAAATTTTCGTGATTTGGGTGTCGATGGTCAGTTTTCCAAAAATCATCAGTATCCACAACAACCTTGATCCCATTTGATTTTAACCACTTAATTCTTTTAACATTATCTTCATGACTTGATTTGTGCACAAAAGAGTGAAGTACTACAATATCATAATTTGAGAAGTAACTGTCTTCATTAGGTACATTGAAAACGATGTCCACGTGTACGTCTGATGAAAACTTATCTCCAATGTACGTAAATGGATCCAACATTCTAAATTTACCAACCCCATGATTATCTGAAGGAATGGCCAATATCCTAATCTTTGACATATATTAATTGTTATATATCAAAAGATAAAGAAAAAAACTTAGGAAATCAATCCTTTACTTGGTTTTATTTACTCCCGTGATTTTACCTTTGAAGATGGAATCTCCCACTTTTAGTACAAGATTCTCGTTAATTGACGCCGTTTTAGATGCATTCAAAAGTAGATCTAATTTTCTATCTACAATTTCTTCTAAAGTGTCTTTGATTGTTTCTCTTATGATTGAAGCAATATCACCATTGTATGTTGGTGGGGTAGATGTTTGAGGTGTAGTATGGTTTTGAACCGTTGGTTGTGCAAGTTGAGTTGAGTTAGTTAAACCTTCTTTTTCCATTAGTTTCTTTGCACCATCAAGAAATGACATGTTTAACGTCGAATCTAAACTAATTGCATCTGCTTGTGGTATTGGATTATTAATCATCGCTTCTTGTATTGCTTTTGGTAATTTAGAATTTCTGATTTTATCGGTATTAACAGGTGTTGAGTTCGTTTTAACTGAACTTGTTTGTTGTGATTGGGTTGAATTTTTCTTCATTAAATCCTCAGGTGTTGTTAAAAAATTATTTGGATCTATATTACCAGTGGTAAAACTATTACCATCCACTTTATTCATAACTTTTTTTGCACTTACTAATTTTTGCATTAAGTCATTCTCGTTAATTCTTGCTGGTTCTGCCATGTTTTTTATTTTATATAAAATATAAATATATTATTTTGAATTATAAAGTAATTCTCTAATTCTAATAATACTTTCGTTCAAGTTATCATAATTATTGTCATCCTGACCCTCATCATCATCGTCATTGTCATCAACTATAGGTGGTTCAATACTTGGTGTGTTATTAGGTTCGGGTTCTGGTAATTCATCGGTTGTTGGTTCCACCTCAGGTTCTCTTTGTATTGGTTCCGCCTCAGGTTCTCTTTGTGTTGGTTCCACCTCAGGTTCTACTTCAGGTTCTCTTTGTACTGGTTCAGGTATTTGTGGTTCAGGTGTAGATGACCAATCTGATGTAACGTAAGTCACTGACATTGACTTATCATCACCTTCTTTATACCCTTCCCTTTTTTGGTCGAAAGTTTCGTCGTCAAATATTTCTACTTGATTCATACGTCCAACCATGAAAGTTCTCCAATTACCTTTTTGGAATCCTGTTTTAGATCTTGATGGTTGGTCAACCCATGCTCTTACGACCATATTTCCTTTTTTTGATAAACCAAGAGCAACTAATTCCGCTTTAACTCTTTTTCCTGCTTGAACTGTTTTTCTTGGTCCATTATAGAAAAAGGAAACGGGATGTCTCTCTTTAACTGCATTTGCAATTGAACCCGGTCTCGAAGAAGAATTACTCAAGTATTTGGGTACACCATCTTTGTTCAGTGAAATTTGTTCACCGAGTAAGAATCTGAATATGTCTTTAAATAATTTCATTAAAAGTCAGGGTATGTTTTATTTTCTGAAAAGAAATTTCTATTAACCCCATCAACTCGGGTGTTGATATCAGTTAAACTACCTATTTTACCGTTATTTTCTCCTTTACCTAATTCATCGCCATCGGATAATGCGTTTTGGTGTGTGGAGTCATATTCATTGTTTTCGTTATATACATTTCTTCCTGTGTTATCTATTCTTGTGTTGATGTCGGTTAAACCACCCACATTACCAACATTCTCTCCTTTACCTAACTCATCACCATCCGACAATGCATTTTGATGTACTAAACTATACCCATTCGAATCGTTATAGGTATTTCTATTAATTAAATCTGTTCGTGTATTGATGTCAGTTAATCCACCCACATTTCCGTTATTTTCTCCTTTACCTAACTCATCTCCGTCAGACAACGCGTTTTCGTGAGAAGTACCATATCCATTATCTTCGTTGTATACATTTCTTCCTGTATTGTCGGTTCTTGTATTAATATCTGTTAGTCCACCTATTTTACCATTGTTTTCTCCCTTCCCTAACTCATCACCGTCAGATATTGCATTAGGGTGTCCAATACTGTAACCATTAGTAATATTATAAGAATTTCTTTTAATATTTTCCTGTCTTTGTGTAATATCTGTTTTAGTACCTATTTTACCGTTCATTTCACCTCGACCTAACTCATCACCGTCAGACAATGCGTTTAGGTTCGATGATCCGTATGGTGATTCGGTACTATATGTGTTTCTTCCTAAAACATCTATTCTGTTTTGAATATCCACACTACTACCCACTTTTCCGTTATTATCACCCTTACCCAATTCATCACCATCAGATAATGCATTAGGGTGTGATGTACCATAGGATTTAAGACTTTTGTATTCATTTCTCGCCAATGCGTCTTCCCTAAATTTATCAGATATCGATTCTATTTGACTTGCCATTATAATAATCCTTTTATTCTTTTTACCTCTTCAAAAATACCGAGCGATGATATTGGTGAAACAGATGTTTTATCGGAATTAGACTTTAACATATTCGTAGGAACACGATTACTTGTCTTTTTCGTGTGTTTCTTTAAAAAACTATTTTGTCTTACATCGTCGATTTGACCAATTTCATTTGATCTTTGTTGGGACTTTTTATTTTTCTTAATTAATTCTCTTTCACCGTTTAAGTGAGTTTCACCCCACTTTAACATTAAATCACCACCCATTAGTTTAAATTGAGTGGTGTCTTTAAGTTCGGGTTTTTTTAAATCGTATATGATTGACTTTAATTGACTGTAACTAATATTTTTAGTCCTTATTAAACCCTTCGCTCTTTGAACACCAACAACAGATTTATCACTTAACGACATAAATACACTATGAATGTAGTCAAATATGTTTTCGGGTAATCTAAAAATTCTATTTTGTAATTTACTGTTACTCATTTTAACTTAAGTATTCTTTTATGTCGTCAATTGTAAGTTTATTTTTATTAAGTGTTGTTTTCAAAGAACTTAACTGTCTCTTAATGATTGGGTTAATGTCTTTTTTTTCACTATTTACAATTTCATCATTACTATTTTTCTTTGTTAGTACGGTTTCCATATAGTCTTTCATAAACTTCTTAGGATTCTCAACTAATCTAACCTTATCATCAGGTAGTTTTTGGTCATATCCCATTTTTTCAAGTCTTTCAATTGCATCTTCATGGGTAAGTTTTAATTCCTTCGTAAAATGTTTGTACGCTTCCTTAAAACTGTCGTCATCACCCAACGTATCATCATAACCAAGAGATTTACTCATATCGGATTCCGCCCAATACCTTAATGAGGTGTGTGTTCCGTGAACACCATGAGTCCCCATTTGTCCTGCATATCCTTTTGCTGTTTGGTTAGATGTCTTTTTAGATGTTACACCTTTAGTATTTGCATTTGTTGCTTTACCACCTCTTTGAATATTTCCTTTAGCATTAACAATTTCTTCAACATCACCCTCTTCATCTTCTGCAACTTCAGGTATTTTTTTAAAGTTAGTGTCGTCCGACATTGCGTCGGCCATT